CAGCTCTCGGGCTAATGTCCGTAGCCGAAGGCAGGCCTTACCACATTGGTGAACACTCACGCACTGAACTAACAGATGTCTACTCCAGAACCCTTGGATATTGGCCGCTTTATCTTTTTGATGGCTTCGGTAGTTTTGATCCCGATGTTATTTATAACCGTGTGGAGTATCTTGCCCAAGGTCTTGACGTAAAGATCGTCTTTCTTGATCACCTCAGCATTTTGTTGAGTGGTCTTGATGGGGATGAACGTCGTGTCATTGACCAGACAATGACCAAGCTTCGTTCTCTTGTGGAACGGACAGGCATCTCATTGTTCCTTGTCTCTCACCTGCGTCGTCCTAGTGGTGACCAGAGTCACGAGGAAGGAGCACGTGTGAGCCTTGGTTCGTTACGAGGATCACACAGCATCGCACAACTTAGTGATGCCGTTATTGCACTTGAACGGAATCAACAAACCAACTCCGCGACAACTGTACGAGTACTCAAAAATCGCTACAGCGGAGAAGTTGGCCCTTGTTGTGACCTTATTTATGACCTTAACACTTGCCATTTTATCGAGCATGAAGCTGAACCAGAGTTCGAGCCAAACACGGACTTCTAACTACGAATCACTGCTCAAGCGCCCCAACCCGCCGTCACCAGAAATGGTGCAACGAGCACAACCCTACCGGGCAGACACACTTCAGGAACTGGAAGCTGTGATCAGGATCCCCACAAAAGCAATCGATGTCTGACACCATCATCATTTGCACTACAGAGGAAATGCTCGCCATGCATGAGCGTGGTGAGATCAGCGATCAAGGAGGAGTGATCACTCTATCGATTCTCTTTGAATTTCTGTGTGATTACTACGGGGTAGATCCTCACTGGCAACCCAATGATGTCTACTGATGAACCTCCTCTTTGATATCGAAACTGACGGCCTGTACGACAATCTTACCACCATCCATTGTGTTGCTATCAAAGACATTGGTAACAATGAGGTTTATGTCTTTAACGATGAAGGCACTCAGGAACCTATCGCTCGTGCCATCACGATGCTTGAAGGTGCTGAGACAATCATCGGGCAGAACGTAATTAATTACGACATCCCCGTCATCCAGAAGTTCTACCCATGGTTCACACCACCACGGACCATTGACACTCTTATTCTTAGTCGTTTGTATCATCCTGATCTGCTTAAGATTGATAACGCTAGGAACTGGAAACACATGCCGCTCCAACTCTACGGACGACATTCCTTAGAGGCATACGGCTACAGATTGGGTGAGTACAAGGGTGGCTTTGCTAAGCAGACTGACTGGAAGAACTGGTCTCAAGACATGGAGGATTATTGCGTACAGGACTTACAAGTCACACACAAACTATGGAATCACTTCCAGAAAAAGATCCAACAACAAGCAAAGGAGGATCAGGAGTTGAAGTCCCGGAATGGGTCACGCTTGAGCACCAAGTAGCAGAGATCCTCACCAAACAACAGTTGCATGGCTGGTACTTCGACGAACGATCCGCTCATGAGCTGGAATGCGAACTTCGATCTGCACTTGATTCGCTGCAAGAATCTCTTAGACAGCGGCATCCTTTCGTTGAGGGAGGCGAGTTTACTCCTCGTCGTCCTAACTCGACCAGAGGATATTTCACAGATGGCACATTTACGCGCATCAAGGATCTTAACCCAACCAGTCGAGATCACATTGCGTGGGTCTTAAGTACAGCGTGTGATGAAAACGAGGTTCCTATTTATGGATGGAAACCAAACCAGTTCACAGACAAAGGTAAGGCGACCATTGATGAAGTCGTATTAAATGACATTGGGACACCAATCGCTCTTGACTTCCTTCAATGCCTTGAATTGAGTAAGCAACTTGGCATGTTGTCAGACGGCAACAACGCCTGGCTAAAGCTTGTCAGAAAGGGCCGAATCCACCACCACTGCTCCGTTGCAACTAACACTCACCGATGTGCCCATAGGAACCCAAATCTGGCCCAAGTCCCATCTGATGAACGATTCAGACGACTATTCACTGCAACTCCAGGACTATGCATGGTTGGGGCCGATCTTAGCGGCATCGAGTTGCGGATGTTCGCGCATTACCTTAGTAGGTATGACGGTGGTCGCTATGGTGAGATCTTGCTTAATGGCGACATCCACCAAGTTAATGCCGACAAGATTGGCGTTTCCAGGCGCATTATTAAGACAATTTCCTATGCATTTTTATATGGTGCTGGGAACGAAAAACTTGGACTTTCCTATGACCCTCAGCTTCCAGCCGATAAGGCAAAGAAGAAAGGGGCAGAGATACGGCAAGCGTATCTTGATGCAATTGAAGGTCTTAGCGATCTTGTTGAGGCCGTCAAGAAAAAGGTTCAATCAGCTAAGTACGTCACTTCAGTTGATGGACGGCGTATCGCTGTTGATGGACCCCATAAAGCTCTGAACTATCTCCTGCAGTCAGGAGCTGGCGTCATTGCAAAGCGATGGATGGTCATCGCTAACGACCAAATTAAACAACTAAATATTGAAGCTGATCAACTGGCATTTGTTCATGATGAGCTTCAGTTTGAATGTAACCCCGCTCATGCGGACACACTAATGTTTAATCTTGAACTCGCTGCAGCTCAAGCTGGAGAATATTACGGCCTGCGAATTCCAATCGCAGCAGAAGCCGGAACCGGAAGTACGTGGGCTGACACACATTGATTTCAGCTCCAATCGAGCCGGTGACATTGCAGAGGTGTATGCCACTGCAGCGTTGATGGCTAAAGGTGCAACCGTGTTTCGCAATACTGGGTGCGATGGAAAGACGGACCTTTGTTTTAAGTATAGAGATGTAGTTTACGAGATAGACGTGAAGATAGCGCACTACGTTGTTGACAACAGAGGGTATACCTACTGGAAAAGCGGTTCGGTATACAAAGTAATGCTGCCTGTCTATCCACTAATAGTCGTACCTGCAACAGGTACAGATTTGTCTGGTTGGTATTGCAAGTGGAAACAGATTCTAGGAGGCGATAAAAGCGCAAGGACAAACTACTGCCCACCAGGTCTTGAAAACTTCTGGAATTAACTTATGCCCACAACCAAATCCAAAACAAATCTAGCCAAGAAACAATTTGAGTCACGTGCCAAGTTCAAGCACACCCGTCAAGGCAACGGCACCCGCTCCTTACCCAAAGGCACCAGGAAACTACGTCGAGGCCAAGGCAAATGACCAATGAGATTTCAACATGGATCACAGTAACCCTTGATTGCAAGAACGGTGACCTGCCTCACTACCCATCAGTGAACAAGTACACCTTTAAATTTGATGCTACTGACATGACTATCCAAGGCCATGTCGAACAGTTCCGAATAATCTTGCGTGCAAGCGGCTTTGCTGAAAAGACAATCAGGGAGGCATTGGGAGAGTTTTGACTTTATTGATTGACGCTGACTTCATTGCATACAGGGCGTGTGCTGCCTGTGAAGATGAGATCGACTACGACGACGACCTAATTGTTGTCACAAGTCGCTTCTCTGATGTACTGGAACTATTCCAGAAAGAGCTGATGTCCATTGCTGAATGCATGGGTCAGTTCGATGACTTCATCCTGTTCTTCAGTAGCTCAAAGAATTTCAGGAAAAAAATTTACCCGGATTACAAGGGTCATCGAAATAGGAAGAAGCCCTGTGGCTACAAGCGTCTGCTCAACTGGTGTGGTGACAACTACATCACCATGGTCGTTGACAATCTTGAGGCTGACGATGCTCTTGGTATCTACGCAACAGATCCAATTGAATCAGAGAACGAACTGATTATCTGCTCACCCGATAAGGACATGAGGCAGATACCAGGACTGCTGTTTGATCTCAAGAATCCTGTGATTGAAATCACCAAGGAAGAGGGAGATCGATGGCATCTGATTCAAACGATGAGCGGTGACCAGACAGATGGTTATGCAGGTGCTCCTGGGATTGGTATCAAACGTGCTGATGCCCTCCTCGATAAACATGGCTGTTGTTGGAAAACAGTTGTTCAAGCCTTTGAAGAACGAGGGATGACTGAAGATGATGCTCTTCTTAATGCACGTCTCGCGCGGATTCTCCAGTACACCGACTACAACTTCGACACCAATGAGCCAATCCTTTGGACCCCCACCCCCAGTGATGGAGATGACGGTGGAGCAGCAGTTCAAGATGAGACGCCTGAACGATTTGCTGCCTGAATCAAGAAAGGAGGACATCATCACTGTCCTTCTTGCATTGCAACATCAGAACTTTTGCCTCACTAACACTGTATCCAATCTTGTAAAGCAATGGCCGATAGCCCAGAGCACTATGGATCAAGTTGGAAAGTCGGAGACTTCATCCGAGAACAACAATTAAGTTTCCATCTTGGTAATGCAATCAAATATATCTGCCGTTGTGGAAAGAAGCCAACAGCAGACCCCATTGACGACCTCACTAAAGCAATCCACTACCTTGAAAACGAACGTGAGTTTCTACGAAACAGCAGCACACGAATTCAGGAGCAAGTTCGAGCTGCCCATCGGGCTGACAATTTCTTCTTTGAATCTGCAGCAGACTTTGATCGATGAGGAGCACCTTGAACTTGCCCATGCGTACCTCGATCTGAAGAAAGACATCACCAACAAGCGGGCCAGAGAGCACATGCTGAAGGAGCTTGCTGACGTGGTTGTCACCTGTCATCAGATGGCTGCAGCATTTGGGTGGGATTTGCAGACTGCATTCAACCGAGTGCATGCAAGCAACATGAGCAAGCTTGGGGAAGACGGCAAGCCCATACGTCGTGAGGATGGAAAGATTCTCAAAGGGCCTAACTACTACGAACCTTCACTGATTGATCTTGTCTGATACTACTGTGGAAAAAGAACTCATCGCACGTACTGGCCGTGTACAAAGTTGGATTGATGATCCGACATCCAGGCTCCCTGTGAGCTGCACCGTCTTCGTTGTTGAAGACACAATGGAGGGGCCAAATGGAATCGAAGCTTCGTGGCGATTCGTTAGTCATGCTCTACGCTATGGAGCGGGCGTTGCGGTACACCTCTCCAAGATTCGTAGCAAAGGATCTGAGAATGGCAAGGGTCTTGTGGCATCTGGCCCTGTGTCCTTTGCAAAGATCTATTCCACCCTCAATGAAATCCTGAGGCGTGGTGGTGTCTACAAAAATGGAGCAGTTGTATGTCATCTTGATCTCAACCATCCTGATGTGCTTGAGTTCATTACTGCTAGCCGTAGTGAGCTGCCTTGGGTTAAGCGTTGCGTCAACATCAACCACCACTGGTGGAATGTTGCCACGCCAGAAGTCAAGGAAGCTCTGATTCTTGCCATCAGACGTGGTGATGTCTGGCTCAACAAAACTAAAGTCGATAAGCATGGACAACGTATCTACGGAAATGTTTGCCTGGAGGTGTACCTGCCAACACGGGGCACCTGTCTACTGCAACATGTCAACCTTGGGGCATGCCAATTTGATGACATTCGATCTGCGTTTTCACGTGGAATGTCCGAACTGTGTCACCTCCACGCAAAGACAGGTGTTGGAGACAGCGGTGAATACCTCACTCCTGAGGTTGATCGCCAAGTCGGTCTCGGAATGCTTGGACTTTCCAACCTGCTCCGTCAACAAGGGGTGACATACAAGGAGTTTGGTGAGGCGTTGGATCACATCGTCAACAACCGTCCTCATGAACACACTCCTGCTTCAGTACTAGCTCATGAGATCCATGCTGGTATCCGTGAGGCGGCTGCAATCGCTAAGGCTAACAACATGGTCCGTGCCTTTGCCATTGCCCCTACTGCCTCGTGCAGCTACCGCTATAAGGATCTTGATGGGTACACCACAACCCCTGAGATTGCTCCTCCCATTGCTCGTCAAGTGGACCGTGATAGCGGCACCTTTGGTGTCCAGAGCTTTGACTACGGTCCTGTTGAGATCGCGTCTGAAGTTGGCTGGGATGATTATTTCAAAGTAGCAAACGGTATTGTCCGGTTGCTTAATATGACGGGACTTCTTCATGGATACTCGTTCAATAGCTGGTCAGATGTGATCACCTATGACGAAGCATTCATTGAGGAGTGGCTGCAATCACCGCAGACCTCCCTTTACTATTCGCTTCAGGTAATGGGAGACACTCAAGACAAGTCCAGTGCATACGCTGCGCTCGATGAGTCTGAAGTTGACGATTACTTGGAGCAACTACTAAATGACCCTGCCCCTGATTGCAACTGCGGAGAGTAATGAACCCCTATCAGAAACTATTTAGCCGTAAACGTAAGTGGACCCCAGTGCAAACCACTGCTGGTCAGCTTGCTGAGGGCTCGGAAGAAACCATCTTTCGGGCTCTCGCCCTACGCCATATGGAACTTCCTGTTGGCGACTTTATTGATGATGCATTGAAGAATGAAGTTCCAGAGCTATCGCGGGACTTACTGCGATCCAACATCAAAGACGAAGTTAACCACGACTTGGCTCTCGGTTACATCGCCCAAGCTATCGGCACTGACCCAGTTGCTGAAGCAGAAGCAATGCGACTCCGCGATGCTTGGACGGCGCATCCTGATCATACGGTCCTCAAAGCAATGGTGGCCGAGCGTGCAATTTTCTTCGTTCTACTCCCCTTCTTCCGCTTTAATGGTGACGCTGGCTTACGAACAGTATCCGCCGACATAAGTAGGGATGAGCAAGTACATGTGGCAACGAATAGCTTGGTATGTCGTGAGCTTGGTCTCACTGTATCTCCTTCTCTTGATCGCCTCAGGAAGGCAACCATTGCCTGGGTGATGCAACCACTCAAGAAGTCTGAGAACAAGTACCTTGATAAGCAGTTCTGGCTTGATCAAAGCGACAGCTTGATGTACGCCGGAAAAGCAGAAGGACTTATTGAAACACAACGTGCTCGGATGCCTGCATTCTTTGAGCATGCGAATCCAAATCTACCCCAATATGCTTAGGCATTAACAATTCCATTGCTTAGGAATCATGGCAAAACAAAAGCAACGTGCTCCTCAAAAGAGTACTAAAACAAGTGCAGCTGCAGCACCTGCTCGTAGCACAGCTCCAAAGAATGTGCGTACTGCTACTGCAAGTCGTACTCCCAACAAAGCATCCACTCGTGCTGCCAACCGAGTTGCTCAAGCAGCTAACTCTTGGCAATCCAATGACATTCTGAAGTATGCCAGCGGTCGTGATCGAAATGCTGACTACAACAATCTGCTGACCAGTCAGAACAAGATGGGTGCCTTTGATGGTGCTGCATGGGGGCGTGCACAAACTGCTGGTTATTCTGATCAACAGATACGTGATGCACTTGAGGGCTTCCGTGGTTCCAAAGACTATGGAAACAGCAGTCTGATGATTGGTGTCCGTCCGATGGCAGTGTTGGATAACTGGCAGAACGATAACCCTGAGTCATATCGTGCATACACGCAGGGACCTAATGCACAGTTCTCCACACCTGGACGTGTCATGTTCAACCCTGCTGGAGAGAGTAACATTGGCTTAGGTCGTGGAGGTCTGCAAGATCGTGGTGTTACTTGGTACTCAACTCAAGGCAACCAAGATAATGACTTATCGAACAGTCCCTACACGCCGGACGTTGCACGTAACATCTTGGAGAATGGGTACTACGCACAAACTCCCCAAGGTGTGGATCGCATCATGCAGGGAGAATCAGCTGTACCTACACGTTGGACAAACAATGGACAAGACCCAACTAAGAAGCTTGGTTCTCAAGGGTATGATCAATTCACATCTCCGTGGATGAGTGCATTCAATACCAACATGGGTTACAAAGGATCCTGGCTTAACGTCTGATGATCATTGAAACCAAAGAGCTTGGGTTGAATCTTGGGTTGACAACTGAGAAGTTGTTGGAGGAGTTGGAGGAAAACTTTCCTGAGTTTCTCCCTCACCCCATTGATCCAATCAATATGGTGATGTACAAAAGTGGCCAACGCTCAGTAATTGAGTGGATTAAAACACGTATTGAAGATGGCTAAAAAGAAACAAGAACAACGTCAGCAAGAACAACGGCAACAAGTAACACAACTGATTGGCCAAGCAGCGCAGAACGGTAATCTTGGTCGTAAAGAGTTTGAGCGCATCATCGATGCCGGTGGCAATGCTAACCGCGTTTTAGAACGTGCAGTTGCTAACAAAGGCCTGACGATTAACTCTGGTGTTGTCAATCAGTACAACAAAGGCGCATACTTTTCGCCAAACGATTATTATAAGTATAGCGCTTTTAATCAGCCTGTCAACCCGATCATCAATCAGATCAAATCTGCAGGGAAGCTTGACCCTAAGAGCACTCTCTTTATTGGCAGCAAAGGTTCAACCGCTACTGTCCTCCCCAGAGGATATGGTGGTCCAACTGCGAAACCCACCGCACAAGCACCTGTTGATACTGGTTTAGATACCACTGATACTGGCACCGGTGATTACAGCGGTGAAACTGGTGGTGACTTTGGTGGTGACTACGGTGGGGATATGGGAGGAGACGTGGGTACTCCTGCTGCTGATACCACTTCTCAACTTGATGGTAATGGTCTCCCTGGTGGTGGTGCTGGTATTGACAGTGCTGCCGGCCTCAAATCTAAAAAGTCAAGTCGTCGTCAACTGGGTCTCTCTACAAAGGGAACGAAACAGTTGAACCGAAGCATGATGATCTCTAATCTTAACTTCGCATAATGTCAGCCAAAACACGGTATGACTATTTAGCAAGTGATCGTTCCCAATTTCTAAACGTAGCAAGACAAGCAGCAGACCTGACACTGCCTTACCTCAATCGAGGTGAAGAGGAGTTTGTGAAAGGTGCACGTCATCTCCCTACACCGTGGCAAAGCGTTGGTGCAAAGGGGGTGGTCACTCTGGCATCTAAGTTGATGCTGGCTCTACTGCCTCCTCAAACCAGCTTCTTTAAGCTGCAAGTAGATGACACTGCACTTGGCACTGATTTCCCACCAGAAGTCAGGTCTGAGCTTGACCTGTCCTTTGCCAAGATTGAACGTACTATTCTTGAATCAATTGCTGCTTCTAGTGATCGTGTCGTTGTACACCAAGCACTGAAGCATTTGGTTGTTGCAGGTAATGCGTTGATCTTTATGGGTAAGGATCAGCTCAAGCTGTATCCGCTTAATCGCTATGTTGTAGAAAGAGATGGCAACGGCAATGTGCTTGAAATAGTCACCAAAGAACGCATCTCCAAGAAGCTTCTGATGAAAGTTCTTCCTCAAGCAATGCCTAATAGCGTTGCAGGTACTGAGGCTGAACGTAATGATGAAGCAGACATCTACACCCATATCCGCCGTGACAACAATAGGTTTGTCTGGCATCAGGAATACGAAGACAAGATCATTCCTGGTTCAATGGGTAAGGCTCCGATTGAAGCTAACCCCTGGCTTGTCCTTCGCTTCAACACAGTTGATGGGGAGGTGTACGGACGGGGAAGAGTCGAAGAGTTTATCGGTGATCTCCGTTCCCTTGAAGCACTCTCTCAGGCCCTCGTAGAAGGCTCTGCAGCAGCCGCTAAAGTTGTCTTCGTAGTGTCACCCTCAAGCACCACTAAACCGGCCACCCTGGCGGCTGCAGGTAACGGTGCTATCGTTCAAGGGCGACCCGATGATATTGGCGTCATTCAAGTCGGCAAAACTGCTGACTTTAGAACCGCCTATGAAATGATGCAATCACTGGAACGGCGTCTTAGTGAAGCCTTCCTGATTCTTTCTGTTCGTCAATCTGAACGCACTACTGCTGAAGAAGTGCGGATGACTCAGATGGAACTAGAGCAACAGCTTGGTGGTCTCTTCTCTTTGCTGACTACTGAGTTCTTGGTTCCTTACCTGAACCGTAAACTTAATGTATTCCAGAAGACTGGTCAAATTCCTCGTCTTCCAAAGGATATTGTAAAGCCAACGATTGTTGCTGGTGTCAATGCATTGGGGCGTGGTCAGGATCGTGAAAGCCTTGCTGCTTTCATGACGACCATTGCTCAGACAATGGGGCCTGAGGCAATTGCTAAATACATCAACAGTATTGAGGTAGTCAAGCGTCTTGCTGCTGCACAAGGTATTGATGTTCTTAACCTTGTGAAAACAGAACAGCAGATGCAAGGCGAGATGCAACGCAACATGGCGATGCAGAAGGATATGGCAATTACTCAGCAGATTGGTCAGCTGGCTAAAACACCAATCCTTGACCCAAGTAAAAACCCTCAAGCAATGGAGATGATTAATGGACAAAGCAGTACCCAGTCGCCCGACGCGATCCAAGAACAAGCCAGTGCCGCCTCCGCTGTCATCTGAAGACAAAGCGTTCTTCGATGATTCTGGCAACAAATATGCACCCAGAACCAAGATTGGTAAGCCGACCATTGGCGTGCCTAACCGTATTGAACGTGTTGGTTTGGGAAACCTTAAAGTAATCACCACTAATGGCTACACTGACAGTTGATACCACTGAGTATCAAGAAGGAGATTTTTCCCAAGATGAGCTCGATTCGCTTCGTGTAGGCGAGGCTCTGCATCAAGAGGAGCAGCAGCTGCTTGCTGGTAAGTTCCGCGATGCAGAAGATCTGGAACAGGCATACATTGAACTGCAGCGTAAGCTTGGTAATCCAGAAGACCGTGAACCTCAACAAGAGGTCGAGCTGCAGGAAGAAGAACCTGATGAGCAACAAGAACCAGTTGATCTGAATTTCCTTGAACGCTTGTGGCTTGAATCACAAGATGACTATAGCGAGGAAACTCTTGAAGCTCTGCAGAACATGGATCCTGCAGACCTGGCACAGATGTATCTCGAATACCGTGCTCAGGCTGAGGAAGCATCTCAAGTAGCTCCCCTCTCTGAGGATGATGTTGGTCAACTCAAGGCTGTTGTTGGTGGTGATGAAAACTACACAGCAATGATGAGCTGGGCTTCCGAAGCTCTCAGTGATCAAGAGATCAGCATGTATGACACTGTCATGGAACGTGGTGATCCTCTTGCATGCTTCTTTGCCGTGCAGGCTCTGAAGTCAAGGTTCTTGGATGCTAACGGTTATGACGGTCAACTACTTCAAGGAACTGCTCCTAGCAGTAGCCAAGATGTATTCCGTAGTCAAGCCGAACTTGTTCGCGCGATGAGTGATCCTCGCTACGACAATGACCCTGCATATCGCATGGATATTGCCGACAAACTGGAACGTTCAAACATCCAGTTCTGATTAAGTAGTTGGAAGAGTAAGCAATATAAAAGTCCTTTGCAACGAACTCATGCTTACTCTGACACTAACACTTGCTTCTCTTGCATCGTGGTATGGTCATCCATGTCACGGCAATCGCACCGCCTCTGGTGAGATCTTTAATATGCATTCCATGACTGCAGCACATCGTACTCTTCCATTTGGAACAAAGGTACGTGTCTGCAATACCTCAAATAAACGGTGCGTCAATGTCCGTATCAATGATCGTGGACCTTTTGTTCATAATCGTGATATTGACCTTAGTCGTGCTGCTGCTGAGGTGATTGGTTTGAGAAGTGCGGGTGTGGGTCAAGTCACTATTCACCGAATTAATTGACATGGCAAAAGCAAATCCCTTTGATCCGAAGGTATCTTCGGTGACTGTGCAGTATGTAACCCCTACTGCAAACAGCCAGGCATTCATTAGTGCCTACGGCGAAGCCAACCAAACCCTGACTGAACTGAGCCCGAAAGGTGTCAAGGTTCAAGCCGGTGGTGCTGCCTGGACCTGATCATGAAAGGTAAAGGCGGTAAGGGTGGCGGCGGCAAGAAAGGCTGCTGATGAAACCCGGTCTATACGCCAACATCCACGCCAAACGTCTTCGCATCAAGAATGGTTCTGGTGAGAAGATGAGAAAGATTGGATCGAGTGGTGCGCCCACTGCGGCACAATTTAAGAAAGCAGCAAAGACTGCTAAGAAATAGTTCCCGCTAACTCGGGCTGAAATCCACAGTAATGTGGTCACATGTGTGATAGAGGCCAGCCCTCTGTTACGTCCTTATGAGGCGTATTACGGCTGGTCCATCTGCTTCCATAGTCTAGTGGTCAGGACATAGGCGACATGCCGAATAGTTCGGGTTCGATTCCCGATGGAAGAATTGACTATTGGCCTCCTACGGGAGACAACCTTTAGTCATGACAGTCGGAGAGACGACAACAAAACAACCTTTAATGAACACATGTTTATTCATGTGATTCTCTAAGCGCTTAGAGAGAACGAACACAAACTTCTCTCTTTACTATTGTGGCTAACACTCTTGTTACTCCTGTAGGTCGCGTAAATAATGCGTCGGCCACTCCTCTTGCTCTTGGTACTGCTTACGATACCAAGTATGCAACTTATCTGAAACTGTTCTCTGGCGAGATGTTCAAGGCGTATGAAAGCGCCACTATCGCCAAAGGCACTGTGCAGAGCCGTACCCTGAAGAATGGTAAGGCTATGCAGTTCATCTTCACCGGTCGCATGGAGGCTTCGTACCACGAGCCCGGCACCCCGATCCTGGGTTCTGGTGATCCCCCGGTGGCTGAGAAGACCATCGTTTGTGACGATCTGCTGATCAGCTCGGCATTCGTCTACGACCTGGATGAGACTCTCGCCCACTACAGCCTGCGTTCGGAGATCGCCGCTAAGATCGGCCACGCTCTGGCTGAGGCTTACGACAAGAAGATCTTCCGTCAGATCGCAAAGTCTGCTCGTGAAGCTCACCCGATTACTGCTGCTCCTGGCCCTGAGCCCGGCGGTAGCGTGATTCAACTGGGTGTGCAGAAAGAGTACGACGCTCAAGCTCTGGTGGATGCCTTCTTTGAAGCTGCTTCCATCATGGATGAGAAGAACCTGCCTAAGCAGGGTCGTATGGCTGTGCTCTCTCCTCGCCAGTACTACGCACTGGTGAGCCAGGTTGACAGCAACATCCTGAACCGTGACTTCGGCAACAACTCCGGTAGCCTGCAGTCCGGCGAAGGTCTCTATGAGATCGCTGGTATTCCCATCAAGCGCTCCAACAACCTACCCTTCCTGGCTGGTACTGTTGCTGCTGTGACCGGTGAGAATAACGATTACTCCGGTAACTTCAGCACCCACTGTGGTTTGATCTACCACAAAGATGCCGCTGGTGTGGTTGAGGCCATTGGTCCTCAAGTACAAACCACTGGATCTGATGTTCGCACCATGTATCAAGGTGACATCATCGTGGGTCGTCTTGCCATGGGCTGTGGCACTCTGAATCCCGCTGCTGCTATTGAACTGCAGTCGGCTCGTTCCTGATAAGGAGAACGACAATGGGATTCGCACCTGTTGACGGTGTAGGCGTCACCACAAGTGAAACTGCCTACATGCGTCCTCCTATTGAGCCTGGGCGCGAAGGTGGCACTGTTGCCAGCGTGACTCGTCTCACTGCTGGCACTGGTCAAACTGCTGGCACTAAAGCCACTACTAATGACAACATCAACGGTAGTGGTTGTACTCTGACCACTACTGTCGCCTCTGGCGCTGTAACTGGACAGACCGTTGCTGCTGGTGGTGATGGTTATCGTGTTGGTGACGTGTTGAGCGTTGCTGGTACGACTAGTGCAACGTTCCGCGTTGATACTGTTAACTATACCAACTGAGGTAAAACATCATGGCTGCTTCTGTAGCTGCTGGCAACAACGGTGCTTGCACCACTGATGCCGTTCGTATTTCTGTAGCCAAGACTCGTTTTGGTTATGGCTCTGCTGTCGCTGACTCTGCTGTGGCTTCGACCACTAAGGGTCTGCGTACTGCATATCCTGGCGTTGAGTGCAACATCGCTAACGTCTGATTAATCCGGGGATCCTTCGGGGTCCCCCCTTTTTTATCCAAAGCTAATAACGCTATCGTTATGCCGTTTCCAACCACTAACGCTCAGACCGAGCTTCAAGCTGTTAATGAAATTCTGGCGTCAGTTGGTCAGGCGCCTGTAACCACTCTTACTCAAACCAACCCGGACGTTGCGATTGCATACGACACCCTTCTACAGGTGTCACGGGAGGTGCAGGCGGAGGGATGGACATTTAACCGTGAATACGATTATCCCATCACTCCTGATACGAACAAGAACATTGTCATTCCCAACAATATGATCCAAATGGATCTGACTCCTGAGTACAGGGACAAAGATGCTGTACGACGGAGTGGGAAGCTATATGACCGGACTAATCACACGTACCAGTGGGATGAGCCTGTTCGATGTGATGTGGTGTGGTTGTTTGATTGGGTAGACCTTCCTACACCAATCAAGGACTACATCGTGGCAAGAGCTGCTGTGTTGGTGTCTTCAAGGATTGTTGGTGACAACACCCAATACCAGATGCTCCAACAACGTGAAGCCTATACACGGGCTATGGCTCTTGAGTATGAATGCAATCAAGGTGACTACACCTTCTTTGGTCATCCTCGTGGAGCCAATTACTACAACAGCTATGAACCCTTCAAGGCATTGTATCGCTGATGGCAAGTGTAACCCAACGGATACCCAACTTCCTTGGTGGTGTATCCAAGCAACCTGATGACAAAAAATTTCCAGGTCAACTGAGAGAATGCCTCAATGCTTACCCAGACCCTACGTTTGGTTTAGCAAAGCGTCCTGGCTTTAAGCACCTACAGACTTTATCCTCAACACCCAACGCATTTGCCAACGCCAAGTGGTTCTATATCCGTCGTGATAACAGTGAGACCTATATCGGTAACATCAACGGATCAACCATTAACGTCTGGAATGCTGCAACAGGTGTAGCTGCAACTGTTACTTATGAGAACAGCGCAGCTAACTACCTGACAGGTACAAAGGATAACTACGACATCCTCACTGTTCAAGACACAACTCTCGTCGTTAACAACACAGTTACTGTCACAACTCAGGCAGCGACTACTGTTTATCCAAAGCGTAAGGCAACTATTCGTGTTTACAACGCTGCATATGGAGCTGAATATAAAGTCACGATCAATAGCTCTACTTACAGCTTTACGACAAAGAACGCTGAGCCTACTACCAATAGCGACACAACAACCAACAAGGTTCTCAACATTGATACTATTCTCTCAACACTTCAGAGCGGTATCAATGGTCTTAGTATATCTGGGCTTACTGTTACCAAACTCAAGGGTACGCTTGAATTAAGCTGTACCGCTGATTTTACCATCGATGCATCAGGTGGTGTTGGTGGTGATGATATCAAGGCGTATCAGGATAGTGTTAATAACATTGGTGAACTGCCTGGCGAGACGATGAACGGCAGAATTGTAACCGTCAACAATACTGTTGGTCGAGAGGATACTTACTATGCTGAATTCAAAGCAGATAACGGTGTCTCTGGTAAGGGCTATTGGGAAGAGACGATCAAGCCTGGCATATCAATTGGCCTTAACCCCTCTACAATGCCCCATGAGCTGCTCAATACAGCACTCAATACCTTCGTATTCAGACCGCTTCAGAAGGACGTTAGCAACGCTGCTAGGTCGTTCTGGGAGCCCCGGTTGGTTGGTGATGATGAAACCAATGAGCACCCAAGTTTTGTAGGTCAGAAGATCCAGAAAGCATTCTTCCATAACAATCGACTTGGCTTCTTGACTGAAGACAATGTGTCGATGAGTCAGGCTGGTGAATACTTCAACTTCTATCACGTCACTGCTCTTTCCAGTGTTCCAAACGATCCGATTGATATCAGCTGCTCAAGCATTCGACCTGCTGTTCTGAAGTCAGTAGTACCAACAGCACAAGGTCTGGTGTTGTTCACCGAAAGCCAACAGTTCATGCTGTATGCAGACCAAGGGGTGCTGACTCCTGGTACAACAACAATCCGTGCCATCTCTAACTACGAGATTGATCCATTGATCCATCCAGTGGACGTTGGCACCAACATCATGTTTGTCAGCAAGATTCCTGGTTACATGCGTGTCTTTGCAATGCAAACACGAGGTCAGCAGGAAAGTCCTGATGTGATTGATATTGGTCGGATTATCTCTGAATGGATTCCAAGCACGATTGACAACCTGATTGCCAGTTCGCAGAACAGCTTCATCGCTATGTCTGGTAGGACTACACCATTTGTGTACTTCTATCGTACTTATGGCTCAGCTGAGAAGATGCTGATGCAGTCATGGTTTAAGTGGCAACTACCTGGTAATGTTCAATTCTGCACTGTTGATGCTGATAACTTCTGGGCTGTCACTTACCAGTCCGGCCAGTACTCACTGATTAGAAACAACCTTAACCAGACTCCTGACAGTCAGATCCTTGTAACCAATCAGGGTAACCCTGTTCAAATCTGCATTGATATGTACAGGAACCCATCCTCAGTCGTCTACGACTCTGGCACACAGACCACAAAGTGCTACCTACCGTACAGCGATGTTACGGCGCTTACCCCTGTACTAATCGTTGCAGGTACTGTCCAGAACAACTCTGTTGTGGAGTCCGGCTTTACCGTGACACCAACACGAGGGACAGATGGGACAGGTACATACTTTGCTGTGCAAGGGAAGAACCTGACCAGTCAGGCTGCTCAGATCTATATCGGATATAAATACAACTTTGATGTTGAGCTTCCACAGATCTACTACCAGGTTTCTGAAGGTACGTCTGATTACACAGCGACACTGACTGTTGGTCGCCTGAAGTTCTCCGTTGGTTTGTCCAGCAACATTGGCTTCAAACTTAAGAGGAAAGGGGCTGCTGAATGGTACGACATTCAATCCGTTCAGGATGCTGATTATTATCTTGCTAACGACGTTCCTCTGACCGAATCTAATATCTTCACTCTTCCTATACATCAACGTAATGACAACTTCAACATACGTGTATTCAGTGATTCCCCATTCCCTGTCGCACTTACGTCGATGATGTGGGAAGGCAATTATTCACCTCGCTATTATCGGAGGCGTTAAGGGATGGCCTTTGGATGGGACGATGCAATCTTTGGGGCTCTGAGTATTGGTAGTTCTATTTTAGGAGCTTCTAGTCAGCAGTCTCAAATTGATGCTTACAACGAACAGGTAGCTAAGCAATATAAATACGATATGCAGACCTGGAGGTTTGGCAACCGTCAGGGTAGACGTGCCGCCAATTGGGCCAGACAAGATGCTCGGATGCAGTTCGATAATCTTGTCAATACCTATAAGTGGCAAGATGAAGCTGATCTGAGGTCCTGGGACTATCAGAATAAAATGCTGACGTTTGATCATCGAAATCAACTACGTCAGTTTGATCAGTCTGAGAAGAACTATAAGAAACAGCTTCACTTCAATAATGTTGCAGCTGCTCAGGCTTATGAGGCAGAGCGGAATGTCCGTTTAGAAATTGGTATTGGACAAGCGTTTGACCGTCAAGACATGATGGTTGATCAGCTTATGGATGCTGGTGCATCACAGGTCACAGCTCAACCTGGTCGAAGCGCTGGCAAGATTCAAGCAGCAAGTCTTGCGACTTACGGACGAAACATGGCGAAGATGGACGAAAGTCTGCGTAGCGCAGATCGTCAGTTTGCCATGAATTCCCGAAAGATTGACATTGAAAAACTTGGTGCTGATCTTGCTGCAGAAGCGGCTCGCATGCTGAAGCCTGAGATGCCTCCGCAAATGCCTAAGCCTAAGGCTCGTCCGCTGCCCAAACTACATCTACCCCTCAAGTATAAGAAGCCACCCAAGCCTATCAAAGGTGCTATGCAAAGCAGTGCTGGTGTTTGGACATCTGCTGCTTCTAGTGCTCTTAGTGGTTTGGCTAGCATGAACTGGAGCGGTATTGCTAAGAGTAAAACTACTGGCTAAAAGAAAATGAAAGAGGTACAGTATCAAGGGTACGCCCGATCTATGCCTTTTGATCCGATTCGGGTCTCCAATGCAAATGTAGAACAGATTGCACGCCAAGGCGCGCAGACTCTGAAGTACATGGATATGGCGGCCAAGCAGGATCTTGAGAATCGTCGTGCTCAAACTGAAGCGCTTTCTAAGAATGCAGAGTTTGAGCGTCAACAACTAGGTCGTAGAGAGGATTTACGTGCTGCTAACAAGCGTGACTTCCAAGCCTCACGTACACGTAACTTTGAAGTTCAAAAGCAACAACTTGAAGCACAGGCACTCAGTGAGCGTAACTTTTATTCTTCATTGAGTGATTTCAGCGCAAAAGCTGCCAAGCTTGCTGGCGACATGAAGGAGCAGAAGCTTGAGCGTGAATGGGATGAGGAATACACCAACACCTACCTGCATGGCATTCCAACTGACCAGGCAATGCAACAACTTGAAGGTGAGCATCAGCTCCAGATTCAAGGTGAGTATTACCAAACCAAGTTGGACATCCGTGAAGCTGCTGGTGGTGATCCTTATGCTATTGCTCAACTTCGGAATTTAGATCCTAATCGTCAACATGCTCGTGATGCAGCTACTGCTCGTATGGCGGCAGCATCTTGGGGTGATTGGATCAACAGTCAATTCAGTACTAACACCAGCTTCACACTTAGTCTTCCTGGTGAAGATGGTAAGCCGGTCGAAATAACGCCGTCACAGGCCTCTACAAGCCCCCAGAAGGCCGCCTTCCTAACTGCTCTGCTACCTGAGTATCTGAAGCAGAATGGGCTTCATGGTAAGTCTTCTAGGTTCCTTGCAAGTGCCTTGATGGATATGCGTCGCACTTCTGATGGAATCCTTGCAGAGACCAGGAAGTACGAAGCAAAACAAGCTAACGATGAGATGGTCTCTAAAGCACGTGATGCTGCTTATGACCTCTCTGAAGATCCATTCAAGGCCATGCAGTACTACAGGACGCTTGTCCGTAGTAAAGATGCTAACGGTAACACGCTTGGCTTTGCTGAAGCACGTCAGGTCTGGCTAAAGGATATCTACACTGCAACTGATGGTTCTGGTGCATTCAAATTCAGTGAAGCTGATATTGAACGCATCCTTGCACAACCTTTTGATGGCCCAGACCGTACACCAATCGGTGATCGCTATAGCGCTGAGATTGCAACGCTCAAGCAGCAACGAGCTAAGCAGCTGAATGATCTCTACTCTGAGCAGAAGCAGACCGAGCAACGTCAATTCGGTGAGTGGAATGACCAGACTCGTGAGTGGTTGAACACCAAGTGGAGTGGAGACGCCACTGAACTTGATGCCTTGATTGAAAAGGCTCAAAAGGATGGCAATGAAGCTGGTGTCAAACTGCTTCAGATGTATTCACAAGATCTCAGTAACACAGGTAGGAACGACAAGTTCCACGAGCAACTGTTTGCTGAGAAGGAGCTGATGGGTGTCCTGACTGTTGAAGAAGTCCTTCGTTCAGATACCTCAACTCAATTTAAACTTAACTGGAAGCAGCGTGCTCAAAAAGCCGAGCAAAATGCTGTACCAAAAGAAGTCCGTGAAGGTGCTCAAGACGCTGTCAAAGCAGCCCTTGCACGAAAACTCGGTGAGTTTGACACCTCCCGAATTAAGCACGAAAGCTACGGACGTGCTGTTGACGGTGCCATGCGTGATTACATGCGTGATTACCGCGACTTCATGCTGAAGCCTGGAGCTACTGCAGGTCAGGCTGATGAGTATGCACTCAGTCGATTCAAGGCAAGGCTTGATCAGAAGGATGGTAGCTATTCAGTTGGCCGTATTGAGAATGGTGCATACAAGGGTAACTTCTTTACCAAGTATACCCTTAAACCTCAAAGCCAAATCACCTTCCCGCTAACCCACGCACGGGAACAAATCAAAGCAGATAACAACCCTGCCTGGAGCCTTGAGAATCGGCCTCTCCTCGACAAAGCTGTTCTCCAAAAGATCAGTGATAGAGCCAAGACCGGTCAGCAGATCTCTCTTCCTGACTCTGCTCGCTACCTGGCCAACATGACCAATGTGTCACCATTGGATGTGGTGAATGCTCAAATGAAGCATTTTGGGATTGAGCAGATTCCTGTGCAAGCTATGCAACGTGGTATTGGATCACTGGATCCTGAATACCAGCGTCTGGTGTCGTATCAACCTAATATGACACGCATTGCAATTGCTGGGCTTGGCAGTGGAAACCTCCCTGCTGTTCCTGCTAAGCGTATTCAAGGTAAGGTTAATTCTCCATCAGATATCCTCTCGACTTTCCTTGCTGCTGGCGGTAACCCTAAGGAAGCCGCCCTAATGACTGCCATTGCTATGGCTGAATCGAGTGGTCGACAGGACGCTGCTCGTAGTGATACCGATGTGCATGGTTGGTTCCAAGTGAGGTATCCCGTTCATGTTGACAAGCTACGTGCTTTAGGTATTACTTCTCGCGGTCAGCTTCTTGACCCCATGAATAATACCAAGGCTGCTCTGGCTATCCGTAAGTCACAAGGTCTAGGTGCGTGGGAAGCTTACACAAATGGTCGTTACAAGCAATTCCTCCCACAAGCTGAAGCTGCTATGCGTAGTTTTGGTCAATCACAATGGCGTCAAGGTCCTACGATGAACTTTAATGTCGTCCAGTATCTTACTGGTGACCGGGCTTATAAGCACCCTAAAAATAATCCTCAGTTCTACTATGCAGCTGACCATGGTGGTAGTAACTACCATGAACATGTTGGCTTCCGTTCACGTCAGGATAGGGATAGAGCAATTTCTGTTCTTAAAAAGCATGGTGTCAAGATCGGATCAATGAATGATGGTGTCCATGCAGAAGGCAGTCTTCATTACCAAGACCGAGCTGTGGACCTTCCGATGCCATTCAATATTGCTCCTGGTAGCCGTGAAGAGCAAGCTTATTCCCGCCGTGTACGTCAAATCTTAGGTATCCCCGGATGACAGACAACTTTAATCTCTCTGGTGCTCAAATCATCGAAGACCCCGATGAAGAGCGCTATATCCACGATGTAAACACTGAGGCTATCATCGCTGGGCAAGAGGAATCACTAAAAAAAGTACAAGCCCAATCGCAACCTCAAACACCTGCAGGCTCTTCTGCACCTGAACAACCCAGCTCCCCACAACCACAGACTAGTAATGGTGGTGAGCAGCAAGGGCCTCGTGACTTTGCCCCTCTAAAGGCAGCAGCTGACTTCTCTAAGTCCATCACTGATGTTGCTGTAAAAGCGCCGATGCTCGGTGTAGGTGACTTTGTCTCTGACCTTGCTGGACTGCTCCCTCTTACCAAAGGTATTGATGAGTGGTGGGATAAGACAGCTACTCGTTCTGAGAGCCAGCTGGAGAATGCTGTTCGTGACGCCTCTTCTGTCATCATCCCTACTCTTGTCGGCACAAAGCTGGCTATTAAGGGTGGAAACCTTGCTTCCTCAACTGCCAATCTTTCCAAGCGTACTCAACTGATCGGCAAGCTTGCAGCTGGTGTTGGTGTTGATGCTGGTGTTACCGCAATTGCCAGCACATCTGAGCGTGACGACAACGTCGCTGGGGCTTTAAACAAATGGCTTGGTTGGGACATTCCATGGGCTACCCGAGATGGTGATAGCCCTGATGTGATCCGAGCTAAGAACGTGATGGAAGCTGCTGGTCTTTCCGGTGCTACCTCAGTTCTCGAAGCTTTCTTTGCTCTCCGTAAAGGTTCCACAAAGGTCCGCCCGAAAGATCCCCTTGCTGAGGAGGTTGTCACCGCACGTCAAACCTCCCAAGCTTTGGATGAGGACCCTGTGGTTGCAGCAGTAACCAACCGCGATCTCCTTCGTGAGGACGGTATTACAGAAGAAGCTATCCGCCGTCTTGAAGCTGATCCCCAGGGGATGTATGACCCATTCGTCAACAATATCTTTGAGGGCCAGAAGCGTGCACTCAACAATGTTGACGTAGATCCATTTCAAGCCAAGATTGACCACGCATTGATCCAGAAGAATATCGGCACAACCAATGGACGTGCTACTTCTGTTGTCACTGATAACTTCATGGATGGCTTGATGAATGCCACCCGTGGAACTGATAGGGCCAATCTTGTTGAGGATGTATGGCTTCGTGCTGCACCTTCTGCTGATGTACGTAAAGAGGTTATCCGTGATGGTCGCAAGGAGATCATCGACATCTCTGCAAAGGACATCAACAAGTCCATTGACAACCTGTTCAATGCTTCGACTGATTCTGGTGTAACCATTCAACAGTTCACTGACATCGTCAAAGAGATGCGGCGTGATGTCTTTAATTCACAAAGTGTTCTTGACGAAGCAGGGTGGATCACCACAAGCCGTGCCTTCAAGCAAGCATTTGACACGGTTTATAACCCTAACAACCTTCGAGCATCTGCGATGATCACGCAGAATGCTGCTGATAACGTTGCAGATACCATCACTGCAGCTCGTCTTATCGATGATGTCGCTGACACCTCACGTCAACAAGAGCTGATCATCAAGAAGCTTGAGGTCATGGCAGGTGAAATGTCCGTACGTAGTTGGACTCTTGGTAGTGGCCTTGACTTCCTCAAGTTCAAGCGTGGTAAGAAATCGCCTGAAGAGATCGCTGCTTGGATGCAAACACGTAACCAAGCATTCGATGAGGTGCTTGCTGCTAAGGCAGAGAAGGGTCGTGAATTCGTTGAAACATACAGCCGAATTGCAAAGGAAAGGCCTGAATTCCTGAAGCCGTTCTACGAGATCTACGATTACACCAACGGTAAAGTTGACGATCTCCAAAAGCTTCACCGTTACATGCAACACCGCATTGGTGTGATTGGTAAGGCTTTCGTTGACGGTGCTCCTGAAGTACCTAGCGCTATTGTGCAGGGTGCACAGGCTACCCGCTATAACTTTATGCTCCTTGGCCGCGCACCATCACGGGCTGCGGTTGGTAATATCATTGGTCTTGTAACCAAACCAGTGTCCATCCTTGCTGGCTCTAAATTTATCGGAGAGGGCGGTGACCAAGTATTTAGGCGTGCGTTATACGGTTTCGGTGGCGTCGCTGAAAACCTAAATCGTGCTCGTAAGCACATGGCTGAAGAGTGGCGAAAAATTAATGCAGATCCTGAGTTCGCAGCCAATCGTGGACGTGCAGATGAAGTCTCTTCTATCTACGATGACTTCACAGCTGTTGAAGACTACGTACAAACTAAGTGGGCAAACTCAGGGAATCCTGGTGACTTAGGTCGTGTAGCTGCTTGGAACCTGGCAAAGGTTTTCCACGCCTTCAACAAGAATAACGTTGTCCGTGCAGGTACAAATGCACTTCATTCGCTTGATGGCTTCGTCAACTCCATGATGGCCAGCATGGGTGCACGGTTCAATGCGTACGACGAGGTATTTTCACAAACAAAAGGTGTCTTCAACGAAGAACTATTCCAAGCTAAACAACGTGAACTGTATAGTCAAGCCTTCGATCCATCTGGGCTGATTAAGGATGAAGCTATTCGCCATGCTGCCAAAGAGCTGACACTTCAACTCGACTACAAGATGGTCGATAGCTTGGAGAACATTATGAAGAATGTTCCTGCTGCTAAGGGACTGTTCATGTTCCCGAAGACAGGACTTAACGGTGTTGAGTTTGCGTGGTCATTCAACCCACTTAGCTCTATGGGGCTTGCTGTCGGACGTGTCCGCCGTACATTCGCAGCTAGGACTCCAGATGAAATCTCAGCTGTCCTAAGGGAGCATGGCCATAACCCAACCTCCAATGACGCCGAGATCCTTTTTAAAACCGTTAAGTCAGAGTATTTAGGCCGTCAACTCATGGGATCAACCATTGTGATGGCTGCAGGTATGTACGCACTTGCAGGTAACCTCACCGGCAATGGTCCTCAGGATGGTGCAGAACGTGCTCGCATGACAAAGATGGGCTTTAAGCCTAACTCTTTCCGTGACCCTGTTACTGGTGAGTGGCGCAGCTATAAGGGTATTGAACCCTATTCTGATTTGTTGGCTCTTGTTGGTGATGTTGTTTACCAATCTACGCGAGTTGACCAGCCTGTGACCGAAGACTGGTTCAGGAAGATCGCTTTTGCCGTTAGCATGAACGTTGCTAATAAAACGTTCCTTAGTGGCTTTGAGCCACTTGTCTCGGCCCTCAGCGGAGATGAAGCAGCCTGGTCACGTCTGATTGCTACTCAAGTAGACCAGACCGTCATTCCGTTCAGTGGAGTTCGCAGCATGCTCAGTGCTGCCATCACACCACAGCTCAAGGATGTAGAGAACGATATTGGGTCTTATCTTCTCAATCGCAACAAGTTTCTCTTTAAAGGTAATGACTACCTGAAGGATCTTCTTGATGTCTACACAGGTGAACGCATCCGTGAAGAGGAACCCTTTATTGCGGCCATCAATGTTGCTCTTCCATTCTTCAACACTAACGGTGGTATGGAACCTTGGCGTCAATGGCTGCTGCAGACTGGTTGGGATGGGCTAAACCTACCTCGTGTTAACCCTGTTACCAAACAGAATCTGACTGCAGAAGAGCGTCACTGGATCAACAACTGGATCGGTAAGAACTACGGCCTTGCGGACCAGATCGACCAATTACGTCAGCAAGATGAGAAGTGGTGGGACAAGAAGGTAACTGAGTTTGCGAAAAGGCGTGGAAACCTCGACAACTCTGTCCTTCCAATTAAAGAACTTACCACTTATGACATGCTTGATCGTATCCATAATGATGCCTTTGATAAAGCATGGGCAGCTTATGAGTATGAACAAGCCTCTACTGGCAACATCCCTGCTTACCGCAAAATGATTAAGGGTCAGCTTAATCAAGGTGATGTTGCAGGTGCGGTGCAATCCGCTCAACAGCTTCAGCAAATACTCGACACAAGAAAGTAAAGCGTCATGGCTGTCACTCAGAATACATACACAGGGGACGGCACGACCGTCCTTTTTTCTTTTACATTCCCATATCTTGAGACTACCGACATCAAGGTTTCCTTGAACGGTACAATAACAACTGCATATACCCTTGCCAACGCTACGACAATCCAATTCAACACAGCTCCTGCTAATGGTGCTGCGATTCGGATTTATCGTGTAACTGATGATGCGGCTCTTGCTGCTCAGTTCTATCCAGGGTCTGCTATCCGCTCACAGGATCTGAATGATAACTTCACTCAGAACCTGTATGTAACTCAGGAGTCGAATAGGGATGCTACGTCTGCTATTGCTACGGCTAACAGCGCAACGACTACAGCTAACACTGCACTAAGCACAGCTAACGCAGCTACTGCAACGGCTAACACTGCGTCTACTAACGCCTCTGCTGCTGTAGCCACGGCTAACACCGCTAGCACCAACGCAAGTGCTGCTGTGTCTACGGCTAACACTGCATCGACTAACGCCTCAGCTGCTGTGTCTACGGCAAACGCTGCCACTGCAACAGCTAATAGCGCTGCCGCTGATGCCGCTACTGCTATTACAACATCTAACGGCGCTGTCACCACAGCCAATGCTGCTACGGCTACGGCTAACACCGCTGCTAGTAATGCTAGCGCTGCTGTGTCTACAGCTAACACTGCGTCTACAACTGCAAGTAATGCGGTAACTACAGCTAACAGTGCTGTTACTACTGCTGGTAATGCTGTCACTACAGCTAACAGTGCAGTCTCTACAGCTAACACTGCAGCCTCCACGGCTAACACTGCGTTGAGTGCCGCCAATGCCGCATCTTCTGCCGTTGCCAATGCCATCCTCTACGATCTTGTTCCAACTGTTGCTAACATCCCAGCTTCTCCTGTCAACAATGACGCTGTAGAAGTTGTTAACTCAACTGGTATTCAGAGTTTTACTCCACTTGCCAATATACCTGCTGGATTTACAGGAAATAGCGGCTTGAGTGTTCGCCTTGTCTATACAACATCTGGCAGTACTTGGAATTGGATTCAATATTTTCCGAATGATCCTGAGACTCGCTATGCCACGCTTTCAGACTCCCGACTAACTGACACCCGTACACCTACAGATGGTAGCGTTACTAACGTCAAAGTAGCCGCAGGTGCTGCTATTGACCCTTCAAAGATTGCTGGCACAGCTGTAGTAACTAGTGATTCCCGCCTTAGTGATACACGTACACCTATCGATGGCTCCGTCACAACTGCAAAGATCAACGACCTTGCTGTTACAACTGGCAAGATCGCAGATGCTTCCGTTACTAGTACGAAATTAGCAGACAACGCAGTAACAACTGGCAAGATAGCTAATGCTTCCGTTACTGGCGCCAAACTAGCAGCCAACGCTGTATCTCCAGACAAGCTTTCTTCCGGCGACGGACAGGCTGGTCAGGTATTAACTACCAATGGTTCTGGAACTCTTTCCTGGTCTACCCCGGCTGGTTATCGCTGGGCTACTGCACTTAAATTCTAATTTCTATCATGCCTGATCAAATTGCTACTCTATACCAGAGTTCTGGTCTTACTCAAGCACAACTTACAACTGGCGTAACTCTTGCAACTGCAGGTGCAAACGAGACGGTAACCATTCGCGATATTCAGATTGATAACCCTAACAACAGGGTGCTTGATCTTAAGATCGGAAATACTACTATCGCAACCAATGGCGGCTCTACGACCTATTCAGGTATTGAATATCTTGGACCCGGACAGTCTCTCACTCTGAACTATCGAACTGGCACCTATCCTCCCGCTGCAGCGGCTGCTCCTACTGTTTATTGTAATAGATTTGAACTTCTTAACACTAACGGTAGAACTGTTTTCCATTATAACGACGCTCAACGGAACGCCAACACTGTAATACCGTGGAGCAATAGTAGTGTATACTTCGGGACTTTCTCTAGAGACAATACTACTCCGCGCAATGGCAGCTTTAGTGACGTTGGTAATGCGCATAGACTCTGGGTTCCAGTATCGGCTACTGACCACTATCTGCAATGGCAAGGGGGCTGGTTGAATCGCTATCCCGCTGCGGTTAGTGCCAGCACTACTATGACGCAACTATCATATACAGCTACATGGAATGGGCAAACAGGTGCTGCAATTGGCTGTTCTGCATATGATGGTTCTCGTTTTATCTACGGTATTTCTAGCTCAGCTTATAACAATAATACAGATAATATCTGGGGTCATTACTTAAAGGTCGATACGCAAAACAACGGAAGTATTCAGCAAATACCATTCCAAGCTGAAAACTACTACGACTTCATAATGACCTATTACGACAATATGCAAAGTTCTGGAGGCGTTAGTAATCATGGTCAGAAGCATGTTGCCTGGCACTATGCTGAAACCCAAGCTTGCGGCCAGTTCCTTGACGGCTACTATCTTGTCAAACCCAACCAAAACCACTCATTCATACTAATCAATACTACAACTAATAGGTTCCGCAATCTTCGATTTGGCAAGAATCATGGTTTCGGCAGTTGGATCGAAGGTACTTGTTATTTCGCAAAAGCTGTCAATGGTGATTATATTGTAGGCCATTACACAGGTGATTGGGGTGAACAACGTCCTTCTACGCCTTACTACAACACATTCGATTGGTGGAACATTGGCCCCAACCTTGCTGAACCAAAAGTAATCAACAGCGGTACATTCCGTGTTCGCAATGATGACGATTACAACTTTATTCCACATTTTCTTCAGGCGACTAGGGACCCGAACAATCCTCAGTTCTACTATGTAATGGCACGAGGTTCCCACCAATCTAATACCAGCGATATTAATACAGCTAAAAACAACAACTACTTTAAGATTGTTGACTTCACTTTTGGCTTTCCAATCTTCCGTGATATTAGGGCTGTTAATCCGCAGGGTTTTGGATCAAATTATCAACAACAAAGCGTTGCACCTGGCTACATCATCCCCTCCCTAACCAACTACACCTACGCCGCACCTGCTACTCCCGCATTCGGTACTGTTGATATCCGTGTTGCCGGCATTCGTTCCTCTATCTAATAACTATTATGTTGATCGAAAATCGCCCTTCCCTTTCGTCTGATCAAGTGGAGATCCTTGGTTCTTCCCTGCGTGATGTACTGACACAACTTGGGGAGATGAAAGAAATTGTTCGCAGTAACCAGTCTGTTGTAGAAGGTCTGCTTGAGCTACAACGGGCACAACTGCAAGCCCAGGTTACCCCTGCGCCTACTCCTGAACCCACCTCAGAGCCTACTCCTGAAACTGGAGTCTGATCATGATCACCATCCTTGGAGTCAAGGTTTCTTATGAGACCTTGGCTTTTTTTATTCTCTTTATCACGTCCGAGTATCTCGGCATGACTAAGAAGCGTCGCTCTAACAGTGTCACTCAAGCTATCTCCATGGCTGCTACTTACTTCAGTAAGACACGTACTGAGGATGACACAGTGCGGCGTATTCGTCGTACCTTTAGAGGCAAGTAGTTATGGTACTGCTGCCTGTTAAACAGTACTACCCCCAAACAGATAGTGCAACAGGTCACGGAGATCGGATGTGCTTTAGCTCTACGTGCGCTATGGCCATCAAGTATCTCCGTCCTGATGCGCTGAAAGGTAGTAATGCAGATGATGATTACTTGAGAACAGTTCTCAAATACGGTGATACAACCCAATCCACCAGTCAAATCAAAGCCTGTCAGCAGTACGGTGTTTTCGCTTCCTTCTACCAGAAGGGGACCAGACAGACGCTACTCAACGAACTAAAGGCAGGTTATCCAGTTGCTACTGGCATCCTACATAAAGGTCATGCATCAAACCCTGTTGGTGGTGGTCATTGGATGCTCCTGATTGGTGATGATGGAGAACACGGTATCTTCCACGATCCATACGGTGAGATGGATAATGTCAATGGTGGTTACGTCACTATTGGCAGTGGTGGTAAGGATGTCAAGTATACCTGGCATAACTGGCTGAAGCGTTGGGAAGTAGAAGGTAAAGGCACTGGCTGGTTCATGACCTTCAGGCCGGTGCAGCAGACACGACCCCTCACCACCTACGACAACACCTGGGCTGGAGTTAAAGCTGCTGCTACTGCTGCAGGCTCCAAGCATCCCTCCGTAGTGGCTGCTCAGTGGGCCTTGGAGAGCGGCTACGGCAAGCACACCTCCGGTAAGAACAATTACTTCGGCATCAAGGGTACTGAAGGTCAGGGCACACTCAAACGTACCACTGAATTTGTCGGTGGTATGGAGATCAAAACAGATGCTTGGTTCAAGGACTATCCATCACTCTTTGAATGCGTCCAAGATCTCATCAATAAGTGGTATAGAGATTACAAGACCTACAAAGGTGTCAACCGTGCATCCTCCGCTGAAGAGTGTGCTCGTCTTCTTGTAACTGAAAAGTACGCCACTGATCCCGCTTATGCGGACAAACTAATACGTATTTTGCGGGAACATGATTGAAGCCGCCGTATCTGCTGCTATCGCTGCAATCACAGCTATGGTAGCCCTTACCACACGACTCAATAATAAGATCGTAGAAGTTGATTCACGAATCGACAAAGTAGAACTCAGGGTTGCCGAGAACTACGTTCAAAAACAAGAGTTATCAACAGCTCTTCAAAAGATGGAGGATCATATGATCCGCATTGAGAATAAGCTCGATCAAATAGTATTACGCAATGGCTAAGCAAGTAAAGGCTACAGAAGATACCTTTAACGAACTCCATAACCTTGTCACTGCAGAACTCATCAGCCGTATTAAATCCGGTGAGGCATCTACTGCAGATCTTAAAGCAGCTTGTGATTGGCTTGCAAAGAATGACATTACTGGAGTTGCAAAGGAAGGTTCCCCTCTTGATCAACTTGTGAACATCCTCCCCAAGGTTGATCCAGAACTAGTACGGAGTCGATTAAATGGCACGAGACTGGAAAAAAGAGTATAAGGACCGTGCTGAATATCTAAAGTCATACCGACGTGCTCATCGGAAAGAAGATGCTGCACGAGCACGAGCAAGGCGTTCCATGGGTGATATCCCTAGTGGTCATGAAGTAGACCACAAGGATAACAACCCAATGAATAACTCCCGAGACAATCTACGGATTGTTCCACGTAAAACTAACCGTGCAAAGGGAGCACGTAAGACGAACGCTAAACGGTAATGACTCCGCTACTTCCCTCGCCTGACCACTATCTCCAAAACCTAATAACCATGACAAGCCCTGAAGCAAAACGGCTCTGGCGTAAAGCCATCAAAGAGCACTTCAATTGTCAATGTGTTTACTGCGGAGAAACTTATGACGCTAATGAACTCACTCTTGATCATGTTCGACCTAAAGCATTTGGAGGTTCCGACCTTACATCCAATCTTGTGCCCAGTTGTAGATCGTGTAATCAAGCAAAGGGAAGTCAAAACTGGCTCCAATGGATGAGAGCCACCTTCGGTGAAAACCCCAATAAAGAACAGCTTATTCTCTCTTGGATTAATTAATTATGGCAAAACCTACCTCTTCTTCTAATCGTAGTAAGCGTAAGACAACCAAGCCGGTTACCACGGATAAGGGCCGGAATAACCGGGCAAAGGTTTCTACTGCTAAGCCCACTAGTGACGATACTCGCGTCAAAGGATCTGGTGCTCGTGTAACCAACGCTAGCCAACGTGTGTCTTCTGGATCTGCGAAGGTCTCTGGGACTTCTAAGCCTGCTCTGCCTGCACGCAGCTCTGCCTCTGATTTGCAACGTCTTCAAACCGCTTCTCGTACAAAACCAACCCGTCCAGCCCCTCGTACCGCTCCTAAGCCTCAGGCGAAACCAGCACTTCCTCCTGGTCAAAAAGGCGGCGCCGTTGTTTCCACCGGTACTCGCCGCACTCGTGCTGAAGCTAAGACAGCTAACGCAGCCCAGGGCTCAACAGGACCTAACCGTATCGGTCGCAGTGATGCCCGCCCTGCTCTTCCTCAAGGGCGTAGTGGTGGTGCTTTAGCTCATACCAGCGGTAATGGAGCCCTAGCACGTACTGCCAGTTCCGCAACTAGTGGAGGAGGTCGTCTCTTAGGTGGTGCAGGTCGTCTCCTCGGACCTGCTGGTATTGCAGCAGCAATGGCCAGTGAGGTTAAAGCCATGTCCGACCGCAACAAAACCTTTAGCTGGAATCGCGACAAAGTCAAACCAGACGCTAACGGTCGCGGCAGCCGTGGTGTCAATACTTCTAATGGTCGCAGTGTCCCTACCGGGAGCCAGCAGTACAACGATTACCGCAACCAACAGATTGCTGCAGAACGCCAGCGTCTAAAAGGTGTTGGTAATCCCCCCGCCGCTAAGCCCAAACCTCCCGCTCCTACCCAATCTGGGGGTGGTTCTACCCCATCACGGGGTGGTGGTGGCACTTCTCAAGCCTCTCAAGGCCGTTCTAGCACCACTCAACGCTCTCAAACAGCCTCTGCAGCACCTCAGAGCGGCCCTAAGCGCGTCTCTGCAGCCACTGCCAACCGTGAATCTGGTAACTACGGCACCAGCCGCACCAATAACCCACTTATCGACGCTGATATGAAGGCCCGTATGCGTCAACGGGAAGACCGTGAGGGTGTTGGTCCCGTCAAAGACGGTGCTCGCTACTCCGCTGACGTGAAAAACAACACTAAAGGTGTTGGTCCCGTCAAAAATGCTGACACATACTCCTCTGCATTGAAGCAAAAGTCTGGTTCTGAGAAACTTAAAGATGCAATCTCCAAACAACGTGATGAACAACAACGACGTAAGCGTAATGCCGGTTGAGGTAGCGCCTCCTGTTGTTGAACTGCCATTTAATCCTGAACTTGTGATGGCACACGCTCTTTATGATCTGATTGATGAAGATCTGAGCTACCCGTACTGGGATTAATGCACGCACGGAGAGGCCTCTGGAAGCCCCTAGAAGGCCTCTCTTTTTCTATTTAGGTACAATCTACCGTGAACGATATCCTTGAGGCTTTACGGGGCGATTTCAAGCTGTTCCTGCAAGCCCTGTGGCAGCAACTCGATCTTCCCTCTCCAACCCGTGCACAATACGCCATCGCAGATTATCTGCAATTAGGACCAAAGCGTCTACAGATCCAAGCCTTTCGTGGTGTCGGCAAGAGCTGGATCACAGGTGCTTTTGTGTTGTGGACACTCTTCAACAACCCAGAAAAGAAGATCATGATTATCTCCGCCTCTAAAGAGCGTGCCGATAACATGTCGATCTTCCTTCAAAAGCTGATCATCGAAACACCATGGCTCAGTCATCTAAGACCGAAGTCAGATGACGCCCGGTGGTCACGAATTAGCTTTGATGTCAACTGCTCTCCTCACCAAGCACCATCCGTTAAGTCCGTTGGTATTACGGGTCAGCTAACAGGTAGCCGTGCAGACCTGATGATTCTGGATGACATCGAAGTTCCTGGTAACTCGATGACAGAAATGATGCGTGAGAAGTTACTGCAACTGTGTACAGAAGCAGAGTCCATTTTGACACCAAAGAAAGACTCACGCATTATGTACCTCGGTACACCACAGACCACCTTCACCATCTACCGCAAGCTGGCTGAACGGAACTACCGTCCCTTTGTGTGGCCTGCCCGTTACCCCCGTAAAGACAAGCTCAGTCAATACGAAAACCTGCTGGCACCACAGATCGTAGAAGACATCGAGATGGGTGCTGAGGAGTGGTCTCCCACTGATCCAGACCGTTTCCAATCGGATGACCTGCTGGAACGGGAAGCAGCCATGGGTCGTAGCAACTTCATGTTGCAGTTTATGCTGGATACCACCTTGAGTGATGCTGAGAAGTTCCCACTTAAATTCAGTGATCTCATTGTCACTTCAGTCAACCCAACCCAAGCACCTGATGCTGTTGTTTGGTGCAGTGATCCTCGTAATATCCTCAAAGATTTGCCTACGGTTGGCCTCCCAGGTGATTACTTCTACTCCCCGATGCAACTCCAAGGGGACTGGGGTGACTACACCGAAACGATCTGCTCGGTAGACCCTTCAGGTCGTGGTAGTGACGAAACAGCAGCAACCTATATCAGTCAACGAAATGGCTTTCTCTACGTTCACGAAGTACGAGCGTATCGCGACGGTTATAGCGACAATACACTTCTTGACATCCTTCGTGGGTGTAAGCGGTACAATGTTACTAAACTCCTCATCGAAACCAACTTCGGTGACGGTATCGTCGCAGAACTGTTCAAAAAACATCTCCAACAAACAAAGCAAGCCATAGACGTAGAAGAAGTACGAGCAAATGTCCGTAAAGAAGACAGGATTATCGATGCTTTAGAACCCGTCATGAACCAACACCGACTCATCCTGGATCGAGGGGTGGTTGAGTGGGACTACAACTCCAATAAAGACGCAGCACCAGAAGAACGACTTCTGTACATGCTCTTCTACCAGATGTCTCGCATGTGCCGGGAGAAGGGTGCCGTCAAACACGATGACCGTCTGGACTCCCTTGCTCAAGGGGTGAAGTACTTCACTGATGCCATGTCCATCAGCGCCTACGAGGCCGTTAAAGCCCGTAGACAAGAAGACTGGCAGGATCTCCTGGAAACCTTTCTAGATGACCCTCAGAGCGCCACAGATCACCTTGTCATGGGGTTTGATCTTGGACAACGGAGAGCCGCTCGTGGGGGTGGTAGACGGGGGTCTATTCCCACCTGGGTCTAAAAATAAGACACCAGTCGTAGCAGTCGATCTGGCTGAGGGCGGACTAAAAGGGGGGAAAGGGGAGTCGTGTCTCACGTAGACGTGATCCCCAACTCCCCTCCCTTTGATGTCCCTGGGGATGGACATCCATTTTCCTAATGACACAAAAACAACTAAAGACACAATTAGTTGATGTCCTCAGCGAACGAAGTGAGCGGGTGAATGGACATCTCTCATTAACTACTGAAACTGAAACTAAAGGGAGATTGAATCCATATCATCTGAATGGTCTCTTAATGACCATCTGAATGATATTGATTCTACTACCTATACAATGAACAACAACTATTAATGCATACTGCTACTCAACGTTCCACTACATCTCATTCCGTCTCACTCATCCACATCACACCAGAAGCAGAGAACCTCATCAGTTACATGGCTAGGGTATCTAACCCATCCAATCAACAGAACACTGAGACCAGTGCTAAGCTAATTAAATATCTCATTGATCATCAACATTGGTCTCCCTTTGAGATGGTCAATATGTGTGTAGAAATCAATACGACTAGGTCCATAGCAGCTCAGATCCTTAGGCATCGAAGCTTCAGTTTCCAAGAGTTTAGTCAACGGTATGCTGAGGTAACAGAAGTAGCAGCCCCTCCACAGTTCCGTAAACAGGATAGTAAGAACCGACAGAATAGCACTGATGATCTAAGCCTAGGGTTGAGATATCAGTACACTGAAGAGACAATCAAGCTGTACAACCAGTGTTATGACTTGTATCAGAGAATGCTGAAAGATGGGGTAGCAAAAGAGTGTGCCAGAGAAGTGTTGCCAATGGCTGCCCCTACTCGATTGTATATGAATGGGTCTATTCGGTCTTGGTTACATTATTGTGATCTGAGGACTGGTCATGGAACACAACGAGAACATGCAATCATTGCTGGTCAGGTTCAGGATCTTCTTCATCAGTATGTTCCTAATGTGTGTGAGGCGATGTGGGGTAAAGACTAGTCATCCTTAACCGTAGTAACCATTACCACTAATTTCCCATGACACAACAACACCCCATCACCCCACCGTCTGAACTGTTGCAGCTTTGGTTTGAGCAGCACCACGACTACGACAGGGGAATCAATGAACTTCTGATTGAAGCCGCTCAGTACGGCGCCGACCATGAGCTGGAGGCGTGCTGTATGGAAATTATTGATGGAGAAGGACGTTTCTACATCGACGAAACCAGTGACCGTGTTCGTTTGACCGAAGATCTCTGGACGACTCGCCGGCCCAAGCCGTCGAGCTTGAGTCCAAGCCCGAAATGGCAAGCTCTAGTAGCATTAGAAAATGGCGAAACAGCGTCGGGAGCATTTTTAACCTTAAACGAAGTTGCGCTTATCCGCCGCGCACTGGAGCAACTCCCCGATCACAAGTAGTCACCTTCACTAGAGCTTCATTACAGCTATCTAGAAGCCTCTAGAAGGCGTGTGTAAGTGTTATTGAGTGTCTTCGTATGTTCAATGCATTTCATACGTCTTCCTGGGGCTTGTAGAGGGGTCTTAGATATTCAACAAAAATTTCTTAAGCCTTATATATCGGTGTACCTGGACGCAGACCCCCGTATCCCCCTTCTTCCTGGGGTTATTTAGGTGCGGTTAGTTCTACAAACTAGCTGCAAATGGGGTCAATAGTGGTATGTATGCACTACTTCTGGTGGTATCTAGTGGTATTGCGTGGGTCAGACGCTACATATGGTGTGATTAGGTCTAAAGTTATCTGTAGTGTGAAGACTTATTACAGCATCCTCCACAAGTGCAGGGTCTATCGCTTATGGTTGGCTCAAGCGGCACAGATCGACTTCTGCTCGCTGCTTCCCTCCACTTCTGCAAGCACCATGTTCTACATCTGCCGCATGACCGACTCCTTCCAATGGGAAGGCCTGCGATCCACCACTGATGAAGACTACGCCGATCAACTGGCCGAGTTCTTCTCCAATCAATACCCACACTCATATATCGACGTTCTTACCTACGAAGAATTCCAGGCATCTAGGGCTATCAACTAATCACACGGACGCACACTACCACCATGGAAGAAACCATTCTCCTACTCCTTGTCATCATCGCTCAGGCAATTTATGACGTGCTCGACGGCACCGTTCAGCTAATTGATTCACTGATCACCATCACAGAAGAACTAACCTTTCAACCCATTACCTGCCAGATGCTCCGCCAGTTCGGAGCACGTGGCAAGACCAAAGATCAACTTATCGCTTCTCTCGCTTAATCACACGAACGCACCTAATCATGACAACTAGACAACGTGTCTTTCTCGAAACCTTCGTCTTTTGTGGTTTCGCTTGCCTCATCTCCACTATCACGATGCTTGGCGCAGTAGGCACTGATCCTTCTGTCCCACATCCTCCACAAGTGCAACAAGTAAGCCGTTGATCTTATTCCTCCCGCTTCCACCATTAGTCGCTCTTCTCATCGCCCTACATCTTAAGCAACGATGAATCACCCTTACATGTTCCCTGATGAAGCACCCTGGACTGAAGAACACAGAGACAAGATCGAGACAATCAATCAAGGCCGTGGCTATCCGAATGCTTTTGATGATGAGGAAGAATTCCTCGATGCACTATACGGCGTAGTTTGATTTACCTAACTCTCTCCACTTCTGCAAAGACTAATCATGGCACACTGGTATCACCTCACCAAGAAATCAAGCAACGCTAAGACTGGCCCAATAGCAGTCAGCACTACGTCTCGGGATAGTTGCCCTGCAACATGCCCACTCAAAGGTAGTGGCTGTTATGCAGAATCAGGCCCGTTACGATTGCACTGGGATAAGGTCTCTGATGGCCCCTGGGCTGAGAAGCCACGTGGGAATGACATTGAGACCTTTATCCGTGAGCTTAAGTCTCTGCCTGAGGGAACATGCTTCAGGCACAATCAGGCAGGCGATCTGCCGCACAGCAACGGATTAATCAATGCCCATGCACTTGAATTAATCACTGATGCATGTTCTGAGCGTAAGCTTGTGGCATGGACGTACACTCACCACAAAATGGACAACATGAACAACGTTGTTCTGGTGAAGCGTTCCAACAATCACGGACTTACCGTTAACGCTTCAGCCCATAGCCAAACCCACGCTGTTGAATTGCACAAACAAGGTATACCTAGCGTGTGCATCGTTCACAAGAATGAGTCACGTAAGACGTGGGAACATGACGGCGTTAAGTTCCTTGTATGTCCTGCCCAGTGGAGTGAGAAGAACTGCGCAGAATGCAAACTCTGTAGTGTTGCTGATCGCTCTTGCGTGGTAGCATTCAAGGCACACGGAACACAAGCTCGTAAGGTAGAGCAAACTATCGGCTGATATGGTAGACTCCACGTACAACTAAAGACAGCAGCTCACCGGCTCACGCGGTAGCAGCCAGGCTGATGGCCCTGGGGGGAAACCCTCGGGGCTTTTTGCTGCACCCAAATCCTGGTAGTACGGCCGTACCATGAGGGGGACAACGTTACGACATTTCATGGACGCAGCCTATTGCCATGGCTTACAACGAGTACAGACGCACTACCACCCAACGGCTCACTGTTGTGTTGTCGGGGGTGGTTTTTCAACGTGTGGAGGAGCAGTCTCAAAAGGAGGGACGCAGCATGAGCAACCTTGTGGCCTACCTCGTGGAGCGTGCCCTATGTGACGATCAGCGAACCGGCTGAAAGACGCTGCACCAGTGGAGAAACACGGCATCATTGATGCATCGGAGGCGCGAGCCTCTGATCCAATGCCGGAGCAGCCCTCACCACGGCTACATAGGAAGCACCGATCCACCGCTGTTGAGAGTGGATCCTCGCCCAGGGAGAGTTGTGGCGCGTGAAGTAACACTCCCCCTTTTTTCTTCCACGACAGTAAAAGGCTGTCGTTTACACAAGGACTCAACTCCTTGCCTGAACCGTTACAACAACGCCTAAGTCGTCAATTCTGCATGCTCAATGCCTGCCTGGTTGACTGCGAAGGTGATCTGGAGTCAATCCAAGAACTAGAACGATGCTTTAAGCTCCCAGCATATGGCCAAGAAAGATCCATTTCCCAACGAATGGGAGGAGGTGAACAACCTAGACGACGACGACATCGAAACATCAACCATTGAGGAGATCTTGGAAGAAGTCATGGTGTGGCATCTTCCTCAACCTTACTGTGCTGTTGTACGTGTCTATGACCGCAAGCAGAATAAGCTCAAGGAGTATGCGTACAAGCTGGAATCTAAAGCTCACAACCGCATACGAGAAAGTGCTTTATCTGATGATGAGGTCACCATCCTGACTAACTCCATTATCGGAACGATTAACTACCTCCCCGAATGATGCTTCTGACCACTGATCAATGCGAACCGGATGATCTGAATGATCTAACGGTTTACCCTTCGCTCTATGCATATTCTGCATTGTGCAGTCGATACGATGAGACACCGCTTGACGCCCTGGTACGTCAGTACTATTGTATTAACCCTCTACAAGCTGCTCTGGAAGGTTGACCCTCGTTTATTTCCCATCCATCGGTTTGTACTGCGGCTGGCATCAGCGGTTCACAGCGCGAAAGCCGCATTTATTCCGCACAAGTTCCTCCATCAGTGCAGAGTGGGGGTGTTTTCAGTTAATTTGGGATTGGTCTGGCCCCAACGAAAGTGGTTCTTAAGCAGGTTGTTGATGAAGAGTTGTTACCTCTTTTAGAGGTGATGGCTGAGTTTCGTGCTCTCAGAACAAGCCTTCCGGCCCAAGCTGTTGCAGCATTTCTCTATATCGCAATCCATGAACGTGTGCTGCAGTCTGATCTTGAGAAAGATCTTAAGATGAGTTCAGCTAGTGCAAGTCGCAATACGGACATGCTTTCTGATTGGGATAGGCTAGGAAAACCTGGCGCTAACTTAATCAAAAAGGAGCCAGATCCTTTGATGGGTAATCGTGTGATCCTGTCATTGACTCAGCGTGGTGAACGCTTCTCCCTCACAATCAAGAGGATTCTCTATGGCACATAGTCGCACATTTGGTGAGTGTGCAGAGTACACGTTCAAGACTCGTGACTCATGGGTGCGTGAACGCAAGGCTGTTGATGAGTGGAAACGCATTCAACAACTCCCCAAAGACGAGAGACCGAGTGGTATCTCAAAGCCTTCGATGTTTCGCACTATTCAAGTCAATCATGTGATTGAAATGCGTGGTGCTAGTTACCCAGTCTCCAGGCTTGATCAAGCTGCTGTTACCCAGCTTATCTTTGAGCTTGAAGATGAACGTAACTGGACATCAAAGGAGACCTGTAACAAGGTTATTGATACCATCCGAACAATCGTCAATCATTGCAAGCGGCATCGTTTTATTGACGAGGTTCCGTTTGAAGCGTTGGAGATGTTCAGTGGATCGGAGTCACGGTTGACGTGGTTCACGATGTCACAAATGGAGCAACTGTATGAGGCTTCATGTAATGTCTTTGGTTACCCGGCGTTGGGAGAGATCTTCCTGACGCTGGGACTCACTGGCATGCGTCTTGGTGAGTTGCAAAAGCTCAGAGTGATGGACATCGACATACCTAACCTGCGGATCCACGTAGGTGGGCGTGACGGTTTCGTCACTAAAGCCAAAAACTGGCGTGTCCTCCCCATTCAAGATCGGATCCTTCCGTTCATGATCGAAAGGACACGTGATCAGCCCCCAAGAAAGCACATCTTTGCCGATGACTTCGGCTCTGCTGATTCGTTACGACGCTCCTTCAATAAGATTCGCAACTATGTAGGAATTGACGAGAAACACGTCATTCATTCACTGCGTCACAGCTACGCCACATTTCTTAATGAGTCTGGTGTGCCGCCGATGACCATCAAAGACTTGATGGGTCACAAGCGGATCGAAACCACACTTCGTTACTGCAAGGTTTCGGATGTGGCCCGCAACCAAGCTCACCAGGCCCTCAACGCTCAGCTCCAGCGAGCCACCCAGCCCGCACCGGAACCCGCTCAACCGTCCTATGACCAGCTCCTGAATCAGGTTAATGCTTTGCAACAATTGCTGGCTCAGATGCCACAACTAGCTGCAATGACTCGGATCTAACCGCTCC